ATTGAATCTCTTCGGCCGGATTTGCAGCTAACCGTCTACGGCGGGCATCTACTAAAGGACCAGCTCAAAGGCATGTGCGATGGCGATCTCGCCCCACCCCGAACCTCTCTGTGGATCGCGCAATACACCACCGGCGAGGTCAGTTGGCCCTCTGGCACTTGGCCCTACTGGTCGCTCTGGCAATACTCCGACGGCAAGGCCGGGGCCAGCCCTAAGAATTGCCCTGGAGTTTCCGGGGCCGTTGACACTAACATGTTCAACGGAACCAAGGACAACTGCTTCCGCTGGTTCGGGCCTCCGACGCCTTCGGCCCCATCGGCCATTTCCCTGACTGTTCCTGCCGGAACAGTCATCACCATCAACGGGAAGGACTTTACCGCGCCATGACCAACCAGGAACCCATTAAGGCCGCGGGCCAAGTAGCCACTACCCTCGCTGAGGGCTTGAAGTCCCAACCGATCCTTATCGGGTTCCTTCTCATCACTGTTGTATTTATGGCTTTGGTCTATGTGCAGGCGCGGGACACGCGGAAGGGTGAGCGAGAGAATATGCGGGTTATGATCGAGAAATGCATTCCAATCCTCAACAGGGCCGAACTATTGAAGCTGTTCCCGGCGGACGGAATACCGCCGAATGCCAGTGACTGAGTCAACCCCGATGCAGAATATCTGCCCGCTACGCTCCAGCACCTCTATCACTCTAACAATCGAATGTAGCGGAACCCTGTCCCTAGCGTAGCGAATAATCTGGCCTTCGGTGATCCCCTTCCCCTTGTCCGCTATCATCAAATAATGCGTTATCTCTTCCATCGCCTGACCGTCCGAGTTGACCGATCCGGCCTTAAACACCTCCGGCATCCAGTTCTCGGCCTCGTGCAGCCAGCTCATCGCTTGGTTAAAATCCTCGCGCGTTAGCACCAGCCCGTCCGACTTATCCACCGCCGAAATCATACTCAACTTATAAACAGTCGTTTTTCTTCTTGAATTATAATGCGTCAGCTTCGGATGCCCTGGCGCCGGACTCTCCCCCATGCCCCGCCAGAGGTTAATACAATCCCTATAATCCTGCGTTACATGAAATTGCCCCATAAGGGTGCTAATCGACAGAAGATCATGTTCTAGATCGTCGGTCTTAATCTGCGCTTTCGGGTCGAAGTCATCCCCGACAATTCGCTCATCCGAGAACACCATGATCACCCGGCTCATGAACCCCTGCCCCCAAGCGTCCTCTGGCAGAAGGCTCATGAGCCGTTGCGGAGTGGCCCCAACGACCATACTAAGCTGCGGGGAATTGATCCTGATCTTCAAATCCTTCGTCCGCCGGACCTGGGAATAGGGATCAGGATCATACATGGCCGAAAGGCCGTCGGTCATCTCTGGGTCATACTTATGTATGAAGGTCCCGATCTCATCGGCCGCGATATACATACTATTATACTCCACCGGTTCCCTCGGTGGATCGATGATGAATTTCTTCGACGCTATCAGCGTGTCGACTAGACTCGCCCAGGTCATTGAAATCGGGGCCAGATGGAACTCCGGCAAGGTGCTGACCAGGGTCTTCGCCAGTCTCACCGTCCTGGTCTTCCCGGTCCCTGGATGGCCGACAAGCATTATATACAGGTTTGGATACAACGGACTTGTCGTCCAGACCCAAACCCTCTGCTCCAACACCGCCCCGATCACCGATATCGCTGTCCACTTACGCCATATTACTGGCGCTTCTAAGCCTCCTGTTCGTTCTGTAAACGATTCGATCCATGATGTCAATCTCCTTCTCGCGTCGCCGTTCGTCCCTACCCGTCCAGTTTTTGAGGCCATTAGGGTTGTCCTTGGAATACTCGCCCTTGTTCCATCCAGTCCTGCAATCATACGGTATCCGGAGGGTTCGGCCCTCCGCTAGGGGTATGGGAACAATGAGCTGCTCCATCAACAGAGGGACAATCTTGGCCTCATCCTTCTCTCGATACATGAACGTAAGTGCATCGTGGTCGTGCATCACCACTGGACAGATGTTCATGTGCCAAAGTTTCAATAGCGCCGCGTTCACTATATCCGCCAAACTCCCCTGCGGATCATAGGCCAAGGCCTCGCGGAATGTCTTCGGATCATTCCTCCGCTTGAAAAACCACCGTCTTCGGCCGGTGAGGGTGGTCAGATGCCCGAACTTCCTCAGCGACTCTTGCACATGTATGTGCCACTTCTTATGCGCCGGGAAAGCCTGGAAATAAACCGGCTGAAACTGCGCAATCGCGCTTACCGGGATTCGGGTCTGTTCGGCGATAGTGTCAGGCTGGCCACCATAATTGCTCCCATGTCCGATTTTCTTGCACATGAACCGGTAAGAGTGATGACGATAGAAGGGTTGGTCGGCGATGTCGCGATCCTTACTTGGGTCTCCGGTCCAACCGAGAGTAGGCCACACGAGCCTTGCAACAGCTGTATGAGGGTCGCCGGAGTTGCATGCTTCAAGGTATCGATCATCCCTGAATAGGTTCCACTCAACAGCTCCGACGCAAAAACTCTCTCCTGACTTTGCGTCAAACTTTCCAAACTTCCAGCCTCCGTCAGCAATAAGGACACCTCTGAGAGCTTCCTCAATATTTTGCAGGTTTCCTCCTGTCCCAAATTCTGATAGGCTTGAACTAAATCGACCTGTATTTGTCCCAGCAATGTTGTAGCTTGTTCGAATACGTCCATCTGGATCGATCCCTGTTTTGAGGACTGAAATCTTCTTCCCTAAATCCGCGAGCATGTTTAGGTGCGATAGAAATGGCCGAGCGATTTGGTAGTTCCAAAGATGTTCCCTCGCGGATGCATCAGCGGTCGGTCGGCCATGTTTCCTTACCGGCGGCAGGTCGAGGAAGTCGTAGAACATCGACTGCACATCGCCCGACGCTCGCCAATTAAACTTCTCCATCCCGAGGCCCTCGAAGGCCAATCGCTCGAGCTGGCGCTCCAAACGATCAACCTTCTCCATGAAGTCCTCGATAATGTCCGCTTTCTTCGACTGGTCGATCTTTATCCCTCGACAACGCATTTCCAACACCGGCCCTTGGAGCGCCTTGCTGAACTCATACGTCCTTCTTGTAACCTTGTCGAGCTGGCCGACCATCGCGTTGAAGGCCTCAAGAGTGACACAACAATCGAGGCCGTTATAAACCTGATCCTTTTCCCACGCGGTCAGGGTATCCGGGTTCGCCTCATGGGTTCTTATGATTTTCATCGGAGGGGGAAATCCTTTTCAATTCCACTCTCTCCTTGGCCTTGACTATCCGCCAGACCGCTCTTGCATCCTCACAGGCGAGGATCACATCAACCTCCTCAACTGTAAGCCAGTCCTTATAAGCCTCCACCGCTTCTCTTCGTTCGTCCCAATTGAAATAGATGATCGCGTTCATGTTAATCATCCCTCTTGATCGTCTCATGCTTCTTCCTCAGATGCTTCCATTCCCCCTCGTCCGAAAAGATGCTTCCAAGATACCCCAACCCCTTCAACGCTTCCGGCTGCAACGCATGGCTCAACAACATACTATCCTCCTCGGCCCCATAGGTCCTTATCCCTTGGGCCCGTAGAAGAAAGGCTATGTCATAGGCGCCGTTTTGGAACAGCTTCTTAATCCCTCGATCTCCAAGCACTGATCCAATAATTCTCCAGCATGCTTTTTCGTCCGCTGGAGTCTTCCAATAGCTTCCATTAGCTGTGCGTTCGTCATCGAATGGAATAACGATCGCTGCTCCTGTTCCGGGAGCAAAGCCCACGCAAGTGATCCGTGATCCATAAGTCTCAATGTCAACAGAAAGGATGTCGCATCCTTTAACATAGCGGTCAATGAACTCGCGGATATCTCCGAGCCCTGGTTCAATCCAGATTTCACGCGGTGGTCTCCTAATCTCCGGAAACTCGGCCTGTCGCTTCGCCTTCATGAAGTCAGCGATAACGGTCGGCCGCTCTTCCCATTTGCCTCTAAGGATATATGACGGATGATAAGTCGGAAGGACCTTAAACCCTTCCACGGTATGGGTTGATGAGAATGTGTAACCCCGGATTTTGGTGATCCCTCCCGCCTTCCCGGCCAAGGCCCATAAGGGCGTGTTACCTAACGCAATGATCAAATTCGGGTCCGCTCGAAGCAACTCATCGGCCAATCGATCGAGTTCCCCGGAATACTCCTGTCTGACGTAGAGCGACTTAAGCAAGGCCGGGTAGCCTGGAATTCCTTCCGCTCTTGGCCCACAGAGCAGTTCCAGTTTATTCCCCGGCGGATGGAGGTTGAAGACATTTGTCCTGTATATCTCAGGATGATTCTTCCAGACCCGGTTCAGTAAATGCGGATCGCCCATGCTCCAATAAGCATGTATGTCTTCATGATCCCTACTCGTCGCTTCTATTAGTTCCGCCTCGATCATCATGCGCAACAATTCGGCCCCCGTGTTGCCAACGAAGGGAACCTTCAACTTCTCTTCCTGTTCGCCGTATGCCTCGGCGATGACCACAATTGGCTTCACGGGGGCCTCCTCTATCAGTCGCTAGACATGACCTTGGCGATTTGCGCGAACACCGTCTCTCCGTCCTGGCTCGGCCGGTGCGTTACCAGTATCCTAACCCTGGCGTTGACGCACTCCTCATTCCTCTGCCGCCGTGTGGCCGGAACGGTGAGGTCGATCCCACACGCCTCGTGGAACTCATCAATCCGCCACTTGGCCTGATCGGTGATATACAGCGTATGCTTGATCGTTCGGTCTTCCAGACCCCCGGACTCTTCGAGTTCATCTGGAAGAACATCGTCGAGAGCGGCGATAACGCGGAGGGTGAACTCCGCGAATGGGGTCTTCTTCTGACTGCTCTCGTCATACCTCGGCGGTCCTGCAACAACCGCCTCATAAGTCCCACGCGCTAGCGGAACCGGCCGAATAACTTCATCCGGCGACTCGTCAAGAATCGTTGCGAAATGTGGTTGGATCATGGTAGTTCCTTTGGGGGTTTTGGTGGATGAGTGCTTTGGTGAATTGGAGGATGATGTTGTCTAGGTGTTGCCTTGCTTCTACAATCTCCCTGGTTGGATTGGCGATACCCTCCAGGGCCAGTCTAACATTGATCAGGTCCTGAATGGAGATTTTGTTTTCCATCAAATCCTCCGCTTCAAGTGAACCACATTCTTCGGAGGATCGCGTAGAGTGGCGAAGAAATCGGCGAGGCCGGTTTCTATCGGAAGGGTCGGGGCCATGGCGAATGGCGCCGGGTTGGCTAGGTCGATCAGCGGAGTCGACGTGGTCCTGATCTGGCGCTTGTCATGCTTAGTCTCAAACAAGACCGCCGATGGGAACCTTTGCGCGATCTTCGGCGACAGCTTCTGACCCACCCCTTGCGGGAACCCCTTCGTCGTTCCGTCCGGCTGCTCTTGGAAAGTAATATGGGCCGTGACGATAACGTTCACCGCCATTGCGTCAGAGGTCAGCATGTCGAGGAATTTCTCCACGGCATCCTGCGCGTTCCCATACACCGCCCGGCCGTCATACTCCCCCTTCTTCCCGACCGGCATGATGCTTTCATGAAAGTCATAGGCCGCGTCACATAGGCGGCTCAGCGAGTCGATGACCAAGATGCAATCAGTATCCCACTCGCTCGGAGGGCCCAGGTCCACGTCATCATACTTCCAGCGGTCACACATCTTCACCGCATCGATCCAGGCCTTTGGCTTCCCATCGATCATCGGGCCGCCAGGAGTGGATTTATACTTATCCCTGATCGTCCGATACTCCACACTCCCGGCCTTTTCCGGGCAAATATGCTGGACGAAATACTTTAAGACATCCAGCTTATTGTCCAGATCAAGTATCCTCAGCCTATACCCCGCCTTCACTAGACTTGTCAGGCTCCCCGTCTTTCCCGACATTGCGTTCCCGATCAGGAGGATTTTGATGAACTTGTTGCTCTGATGGTCGACTAGAGAGGGCATGGCGATATCTCCTGATAAGTTCCGCGAGGCATCTCCTAGCCTGCGCGTCGAAGAACACATTGGCTTCGTCGGTGACGTAGCCGATTATATCCTCATCCTTCATCGTGGTTTCAGCGGGTTCCATCTGTCCTCCGTTGGCAGTTGCACAAAGTCTGACTTCAGATACATACCCCGGACCGAAGGTGATTTCGAACAAACCTCCCGGAACGGACAACCTCCGTATTTGTCGCAAGCGGTGTCGTTCATCGGCCAATAGCCTTCTTCCGCGCAAGCTTCGGCCTGCTTTAGTGTGATCTTCAAATCGTTTAGCCATTCTTCCAATTGCTCCGGCGACCGATAAGTCAACCCCCGAACAAACCTGTTCGGTTCCTCCAGCAACACCTGCGCAGCATCGATCATCACCCCTTTAATCGGTGTGCCGGTGATGATCTGACCCGCCAGAGTGTATAGCGTCATCTGATTATTCGGCTCGAACTGCTTGAAGAAATACGGGCCTAGGGTCCTTGTTGTGGTTTTTCGGTCTGTAGCGAGAAGCTGGTCGTTAAACTCCACAATCCGATCAATGTGGCCACAGAGTATATATGGTCGATTTCCGGCCGATGGTCCCCAATCGAGTTCGAACCGAAAAGATAGTTCAACGGCGGGTCTTCCACTCTCCAGCATGGCTGTCTTCGCCGGGTCGTTGGGCCCGAAGAAGTCGAGATAGTCGACAGTAAGTTGAACAAGATTTCGTCGGGATTTATATTTGCCTGCCCGAGTATCGGGGTCTGGCCGAAAATCTTCAGTCCTAATGAGTAGCTCCCGTATAACGTCGTGGATGGCATCTTCATGTTTCACCCCATTCGCTAGCGAGCAGTCATATTCTTGTAGGGCTTGGTGATACTCACTCCCAAACCTCAAGTCCACGCTCTCGCTCTTCGCCGTCCAGCCTTCCTTTCTGTGCAGCTGGTAGAACCTGGGACACCGTTTAAAGTCCCCCAGGCTCGTGGAGTCCCAGGCGTATTGAACATCCGTCCCTTCGATATACAACGAAGGGGCTTCGTCGATCATCTCCGTCTTCTGAGCAACGAAAACCTCATCGAGAATTTGATCTGCGCTCATAACCCCCTCCTACCTATGCCGGCCGATGGCGTTGACGCCGGTTTCTTGTCCTTAACCAGCGCCTTCACCAGGGTCGACAGGTCGATCTTCGGTCCGCTAGTCTTGACCGGCTTGATCCCCTTCGCTCGGGCTTCCCGGGCCTCTCGGTTTAGCTGAATGATCCGGTCAATGTCCCTTGGGGCCATTTCCAGCGCATTCCTGTCCATAAGTTCATCTATGTCGCTCATTCCAGCTCCACTGATTTCTTCACGATGTAGACGTGATTTGGGATACCGGGCAAGCAGACCATGAGCGAGTCATATCGCCCATGGCCATACTTCTCTCGCCAACCGGCGATGTTGGTCTGAAACTGAGGCGCGTTGGTTATCTCCACGTCCAGGCCGATTTCTTCTTCTAGGGCCCGTTCGAGGATTTCTTCATAGTTCACTTAGCGACTCCAACGCGTCGGTGTTCAGATTGGCCCGCTCGACGTAGACCCACCAATGGCCTTCAGTGTCCTCGCGGACCTTGACCACTAGTGGATCAAATTCGGATTTACCATGCCGAATATCATCGCGATCGTAAAGCCGCTTGCTCTGCCTTCGCTCCAGGGACCGATACTGATGCATCCGCATCTGGAACAGCTTTGCCGCCGCCTCACTCTCCATTCGGGCCCGCACACCTATCGGGTCCTCATTAGCTCTCTCATAGAGCTCTTTACAATCTGGATAGGCTGAGATGGTTTCAGGTAGAGACATCTGGTGTCCTTATATATGTGAGGGAGTCAAGGCTCCGAGTGTCGATAACGTAGTGGACATTTTGGTCCTGCCCTCGATCCGTGCAAAGGGTCGGCTCCAGATGATAAACATCCTGAAACTCAAGCCCCTTCGATTTATGCCCGGTGAGGAACGACACCTTCCCGGCCTGTGCGAACATGTGGTTCGCGTAGGCAATGGCTGCGCCGAGTGAAGGGGATTTCCTCACAAACACCCGCATGCAATCGGCCATATCGGGCGCTGATTTCGATCCCACTTCAATCTTCCGCAACAACCAATCGTCGATTTCGCGGAGCGCTTCGCCGCGGGTCATTTCCTCCGGACCTAGTTTCTTCATCTGGCCGACCAGCCTTTCGGCCATGTCGACCCCCGCCACATCCACCGACTGGCCTTCGCAGAGAAGCCGCATGGCCATGGAGAGTAGCGGAGCATTGTTGCGACAGATCACCGTCGCGTCATCCCTCGGTTCGCCGCCGTAGTTCACCGACCCTCCGGTCTTATGGGCCCGGAACTCCGGCACTCGCCAGAGGACATTTTCCACAATGGCCGATGGGCAACGGAAGCTGACCGACAGCGGAAGCACCTTCATCTGGAACTTCTCAATCGCATCGGCCATTCCGTTGTCATAGGCCCCGCGAAACGCATAGATCGCCTGCGCCTCATCGCCGACCCCGATCTGCCGCGCTCCATACCGACAAAGCCTGGAGATCATATGATGCTGAACCGGCGATAGGTCCTGATACTCATCCACCATGATCCGCGGAAACCGAGGAAATATCCCGCCAAATAGGGCCGGCATGTAGCACTGGTCGTCGAAATCAATCGACCCAAGATAAGCCTGCCTGATCGACTCAAGCATTATCGCGTCGATGTATTCCTTCGCGAGGGGCCCAGGCTGTTCATCCATCTTGGCCTTCAGATCGTCCCAACTGGCCAATCTCTTCACGGCCCTCTGATGCGTCGCCGGGATATATCCAACCGCCTTGGCCTTCTTCACCCCGTCCTTGACGCAGTCCCAAACCTCCCAGGCCTCTTCAGCATCGGTTCGGCCGGCATTCTCCAGAAGCTGGCGGAAAATATCCGAGGTCTTCCTTTGGTTCAGCGCCACGGTCCTGGCGCATGTAGTCATCCAAGTCCTATGACCACAGGAGTTAAAGGTCTGAACCGTCGTTGACGGCCGGAATTTCTTCGTCGCCTCTTTCGCATTCCGAGTGTTGAAGACCAAATAAAGCGCAGGCCCTATCGGACATGCGTCATCGGCCATGCGCAGCGTAGCGGACTTCCCGGTTCCGGCTAGCGCGCGGATCATCAGGTTGTCCTGTGTCGTCAAAACGGCCTCGATGCAGGCAGACTGTTCGGCCGTTGGACGATGTTTCACTTCCATATCCATTTCGGGCTCTCCAATTATACTGACATCATACCACAGATATCAGGGAAAATCAAGGATTTTCGACTCTTCTCCTCTTAACCCCCATCGCCAAGCGGACAACCGACATGGTCCGCTCAAGCTCATCCTGGCTTAGCGAAGCTAGCCAACCGAGTAATTCCGGTGCAGGCATCTCCGGATCGGCGATGTCAAGGGCGCACCAGCGCCCTCTGACACAAACCCGGACATATATTCCGGTTTCCATCATTGAATATGTCCTTGAGCTAGTTGGATTATCAGATGTCTGGTCTTGTGGAACTGCTCCTCGACCGTCCTCCAGCCCAAGGCCATCAGATCATCCTTGGCCGAGTCTTCGGTTTTATGAAGGTGCGCCATGACCAAGCATAAATCCCGAAGCTCATCCAGAGTATGGATGATCTTCGAGAATGTCTCCCCTTTGGTTACTTGGCCGCCGAATGTTGGAATAACTGGATGACTGATCATTCGAACCCCAAATGTCTGAGAACTGTGCTAATCCGCTCCGCGAGATGGTCGGCCTTTTGCTCTATCCGATGCAGCCGCTCCATGACCGTCTCTCCTGGCACCGGCCGCATTTGCAGGGTCGGCCGAAGCTTCTGAGTTTCCCGGATCATCATCCCCTCGATCTCGTCCATCGCGGTCTTGACCTGATCCATGCTCGTTACCTTAGTGTCTAACATTCTTTCTATCCCTATCATCATGTTTCGCCTCTTTCGGCCGTTTAAGGTCGTTCCAGTTCGGTGGCTGAGTGCCCCAAATCTTGGCCAACCGTTTCAGCCTGCGGAATTTGGCCCTCCGCTCAGCGCGAGTTTCTTTCACAATCCTCTCCTTCCAATCTTACAAACCGGCCCAAGAGTCCTCTGGAGAACCTCCCTGACCGATGGCTGCGTGGTCCAGTTCACCTCGATCCTCTGAAGCGGCATTGCCTCAGCGATCATAAACAACGCCTCTTGCATCGCATATTCGGCCGTTGGTCCACGGCCGAACTGCGTTGCATGTGTGTCGGAGCGCAGGTTGGCCTGCCAGCCTTCGGTGGTCTGGAACAGATTATTCACCCACCAGCCAGCATCATTCGCCTCTTGGATCAGTTCTTCAAGCTTTCCCATGGTCTTCGCTCACTCAAGTGTTTCGGTGCTCTCCGCCTTAATGGCTCGCTCCCACGCTTCGGTGCTCTCAATGTTTTTGGCTCGCTCCTGATACTCGGTGCTCTCGACGTCAAAGGCTCACTCGGACGTTTTGGTGCTCTCAATTGGGATGGCTCACTTGGTTCGAGTGGTGCTCTCTTGCGAAATGGTTCGCTCGACATATTTGGTGCTCTCAATCGTGACGGCTCGCTCCCTGGGTTTGGTGCCCTTGGGTTATTTGGCCCGCTCCGTCAATTCGGTGCTCTCCACTGTGAAGGCTCACTCAAGTGTTTTGGTGCTCTCGAAGCGTCTGGTTCGCTCCTACGCTATGGTGCCCTCTACTGTGATGGCTCGCTCGCCGCATTAGGTGCTCTACGTTACTTTGGCTCGCTCGGGCATTTCGGTGCTCTTCTATCAGATGGCTCGCTTTCTTGGTTCGGTGCTCTTGGTCGAAGTGGCTCGCTCAGACCACACTGGCGCACTCGTCGGTTCTGGCTCGCTCAAGCGTTTTGGTGCTCTCTTCGGGTCTGGCTCGCTCCAACTATGTGGTGCTCTTAGCCAACTTGGCTATCGCTCATTTATCATGGTGCGCTAGGTCAACTCGGCTTCCTTCCACGCGAGAAGCTTATCATGCAGCTCCTCATCGATGTTCGGCGGTAGGACCAAATGCCCATGACCTTCCTTCGTCAGGATGTATGGTTTGGCCGGCAATGTGCCGAATTCAATCCACCACCAAACAGTCTGTAAGTGGGACAGGAACAGCTTAACCGTCCACCGCCTAGCTCTTGCATCGATCTGCGCTGGCGGTAGCCGGCCGGCCTTGAGATGCTTATACGCATCTGTCGATTTGTTGAACTTATGAAGTAGTTCCGCCGCCTTGGCCTCATTCCCGCCAAGATCATTCCGCGCGATTTCATAAGTCTTCCGGTCCCGATACCGATGGCCGTAGAATGAGTCTTCTCTCCCCGAGTTCCGCATGAACACCTGTCCTGTGTTCCAGCAGAGCGTCTTCAGCCGTGCATTCCACGGCCGTTTCTGCCCCTTCTCCCACTTGCATGTGGGATCGAGGCCAGCGTAGCGCCAAATATCTCCGGCCGTTTGGGCCTTGTGGATGTCAATATGCGCTAGCATACCGGCCGCAATGATCGGGCCGATACCATGAATCCCCTTCATCCATCCCCCGACCGGATGATGGTCGGTATATCGATCCAAGGCCAGCTTCACCTGCCCTTCGAGAACCCTCGAACTATCGGCCAGAAAGCTAATGACCGAATGCGGCTCTTGCATCATAGCGCTCCGCTGACTCTCATACCTCTTCCGGTCGGTCTGCATGATATAATACGCGTCGACCAGATGCCTCACTTCATCAATCGTCAACGACGTGGTCGCTGCGAGGATGTCTTTGGACATTCGGGATACTTGTTCCATCACTCTTCTCCATGTTGTCGCTCGATACATTTGGTGCGCTAGCTTGCGTTGGCTCGCTCATTACCTGCGGTGCTCTTCTTAGGTTTGGCTCGCTCCCCGGTTTTGATACTCTCTAAGCCTTTGGCTTACTCATAGCTTGCGGTGCGCTCTGAGGTTTTGGTTCGCTCACTACATTTGGTGCCCTCCGCTGTATTGGCCCACTCCACACTTTCGGTGCTCTACGGGGCTTTGGTTCGCTCAACATGGATGGTGCCCTCGTGGGGATCGGCTCACTCCGCTAGTTCGGTGCTCTCGTTTGTGATGGTTCGCTTACCATAACGGGGTGCCCTCTTGGGAATTGGCTCGCTCACCATGGACGGTGCTCTTCGATGGTCTGGCTCGCTTATACCTGATGGTGCTCTTTGACGATAAGGCTCGCTCTGGGGAATTGGTGCTCTTGCTTCTTTTGGCCGCTTCCTGGTCACGGTGCGCTCAATACTCTTGGCTCACTCCGGTGTTGTGGTGCTCTCAGTATTCTTGGTTCGCTTCATGGAACGGTGCTCTAGTCCCACTGGCTCACTCTATTCACTCGGTGCTCTCTCTGGACGTGGTTCACTCTAATGAGTTGATGCTCTCTGCCTTATTGGTTCACTTTGATCATCTGGCACTCTCGCTAGACGTGGTTCACTCCGCTGATATGGCGCTCTAGGAACTTTGGTTCACTCCATTCACTCGGTGCTCTAACTATTTCTGGTTCACTCAGTGGAGTTGGTGCGCTCCCTACAGCTGGTTAGCTCTTGAGACATATGTCGCAATCGGGGGTAATGGCTCGCTCATCACGTTCGATGCTCTCGATGCAATTGGCTCGCTTTCCCTGTTCGATGCTCTCGACTTAATTGGCTTGATCGGCGATTAAAGGCCGCTCAATTCTCCTGGTGCTCTCGACTGCGGTGGCTAGGTGGGACGGAATCGGCGATGTGGGACGGTGTGCAAAATCCTCCTATCTATCCTGAGGCTTTCGGCCATCGTGGCTAGGCATGTGGGACGGTCAACAATCCAGGCCGGCCATATACGAGTCTCATATAACTCCCAGAGTCGCTCCCTGGCCTCGGCCTTAATGGCCCAGATTGCTTCCCATTCCCTTGGCCTCAGAATATCCTCAAAGCTAGTCTTCTCGCGGAGATATAAGGGAAGAAACATCGGCCTATCCTTTCAGTATTCCATTCTTCCGCAATATAGCCTGGGCAGCCGCTATGCGCGGGTTCATCGAACGCCGCGCCACGTTCGAAGGCATGGGCTGACCAGCATATTCGTAAATCTGGGCCTTGTGAATAGCCAAGGCCTTGCTTAGTCCCCCCTCAGTGAGGGGGAACTTGAACACTGCGGCAGGAATTAAACTGCCATCCTCAAGCAGCTTGCCCGGTATCTCTGTATAGATATACCGCGTATCTGTCCAAACCTTGGCCGCATTCTTAGGCGCGGCCGATGTAGCTGGCGTGCCACTCATGACCATACCTCCCTATGAAAGGTCTTATTCTGGCAGGCTTGGCACATTCCAGAAATCTGATACTCTTTAGCCGACACCACATCCTCGAAAAGGAATGCGGCCAGATTGCTCTTCTCCAGCCTAGTCGGCGGTCGGCCACAGGTAGCGCATTCGAATAGCTCTAGCTTATTCTGCCCGGCCGGGACTCCATATGGCCTAATCTCAGGCTCAAATTCATCGGCTGGAGGGGCAGGCTTATTCCCCCTAACTGCGCCAGCGATGAAGCGCTGGAAGTCTCGAAGCTTGTTGTTCATCTCTCTTCTCCCCGAATTATGGTTATATAATACCACAAATATCAGGGAAAATCAAGCATAATCGACTCCAAATCGATTATGATTGACCCTCCTCTGAGTAGTGCTTTGCGAACTCTTTCAGGCCCCAAGCATGGACATACCATGCTAAGACTGGATAGTGACTGACTCCCATCATGGAGCAGATGAGCCTGAAATAGTCCATATCTGGCGGCGGCTCTTCGCGCAGAGTGATGGTCAGCATATCGAACTTTTCCTTTCCCATAAAGCTCCGAATATCATCAAGAGCCTTATTCACCTTCTCAAGCCCTTTTAGGGCCGAATAGTCCTCAACATAGTGTGTCATGCCTATCTCTCCAAGGCCCATAATGAGGCACAAAGCCAAAGGGCGCCAATAATGGCGCCCATGATGACCGATCCAGGATTGACCAAGAATCGCTCTATTAGATGCCAGAGCAAGCTGGCGCCGAGCAGTATCGGCAGGCTGCATAGCAGCGCGATCATGGCCCAAGCTCTAATCATCTTCTGGCTCCCAAACCAACGTGCCCGGAGTGACCTCAGCATCAAGACTAAGGCTCTCATTGACCGCGGCGATGAGAACCACCTCGCCATGATCCTTAAAGTAGCCAATGCGCTTGACTTGGGCCATACCGCCGCCGATATCCACTATAAAGACGAAGAGATCGCCCTCTCGCTCGAATGGATCGGTATATTTCAGGCTGGATAGGTGCTTCATCTCATCCTCCCCTGGCGACTAGCGCAATCCCGTCCCCGTTGATGCTGGTCAAGATGACCAGGACAGACGTAGGCTTCGCAGTATTGGCAGATTGCGACGACCCTGCGCTTGGCCGGCCCATAACCTAGCTCCGCATCTTCCCTGGCGCCAGCCCTGCTTCGGATGATGATATAAGTATCCCCAATGGCGCCGAAAGCGTAGAAATCGGCCGGAATGGCACTGGTTCCATACTTCCCACCGATCTTGAAGAATTGAAGGATATCAGGCGACCGCAGCTTGCGCTGATAAGTCTTGATCGTTCCGTCGGCCGCAGTGTAATCACACGGGACTCTGAGATTATTGGCCTCGGAATAGCGAACCTTTTCCATGTCTTCTCTCCAAATTGGGGGAGCCGAAGCTCCCCCTCAAGCCCTAGCGCTTATGCCAGAACCAAGTCAGGCCGAATCTACCGATGCGGATGAAGTGAAGGCCGCCGATGACACGATATGTCATTGATATGACTCCCACGGGTAGCGGTAAGCAGCCTCCGCCTTGACCTCTCTATTGCTGCTACCACCTCCCTGGGTAGCGGAGTGTTCGGTAGTATCCTGGTCAGCGTTAGTCTGCTGAACCTCCCTCCCGGCGGAGACCGCCTCAGGGAATGGAGTGGGGGAGGGCGAAGGATAGTGATAGGTCTGCTGCGGAACAGGCTGCGGGGCCGCAGGCTCTACCATGTCTTGATGATCGGCCGGCTCCACATGTGAAACTGGCTCAGGCTCAGTAGCCTTAGGCCGAGCCACTTGCAGAATCGCCGCAAGCTTCCCTTCGGCCTCTCCGGCCCGAAACCCTAGATCATCCCGCTCCACCTCCAGGGAGCGAACACGGTTGGTCTCAGACTCCAGGGAAACTTGCGTATTCAGCAATTCTTCCTGAAGCTTCGCGTTGGCCATTCTCTGGCTCTCAATCGCCGCTTCGAGTTCGGCCACTTTGGTCCGCAGAGCAGGAACCGCGTCCTGATCATTCTTGGCGCTGGTTAGCGCATCGAGCAATGCTTGGATATTCATTGTAGGGTTTCCTTGTTTATCGCCATCTCATCTATGGCGGTCCATTAAGGACCGGAGCATCCTGAGCTTACATCGTTGAGTGGTTGCTCATTGCTGCTCCGGTTGCCTAAGCTAACTTAGGCGGTAGGCTGAGAACCGCGTTTCGGCGGCACTCTAGTCTTAGGCAGTCCGGCCTGCTTGGCAGAAAGCTGCCGCTCGGCCTTCTTATCCGCCTTGACCTTTTCGGCCTTGGCGACCAGCTTCGGCGAGACTTTGACCATTGCCGCGATATCTTTGGCAATGGGCTTGCTCGCCCTCTCCTCCAGGTTCTTCTCAGCCTGGAGGACGTAGTCCTCATTGTTCTCCACAAGCTCTCTGGCAGCTCGTGTGATCTCTGAGGCCTCCACATGAGAAATGCGGATATCCGCCTCCCTCAATGCGTCCTTCACAGTGTTACGAGCAAGGCGCATGGCCTCAGTCATAACCTTGCCGGGAACTTTCTTCCCGTCCTTCACCATTCCGGTAGCGCGACCCTTGCGGAACTTGCCTTCATAAATGGCGACTAAGTTCTTCTGAGCCTGCTCCATCGCGGCGGCTTGGGCCTCTTCGAGATCACTCCCTTCGAGGTCCTTAGTATGAATCTTCGTTGCTTTGGCATTAAGGTAAACCTTAATGCCTTCGGCGAAGATTCCATCGAACATCTCTTGCGGGATGCTCTCAGTGTCGACAGCCAGTTTCTTACCGGCTTTAGTGATAGGCACTTGCAAGATAGCCATGATTGGCTCCCTCTTGTCGGGGTTACACCACGGGGCGCTATGGACAGCCTGCAGACGTCTCTGGTTTGTGTCCATCTTTGGCCTTTTGGTGTGGCGCGGCCTAGTGGCCGAGGAAGAGCACCATATAGATGCTCTTCTCCGGCGACTATGGGGTCCAGCGCTTAAGCTGGCGATTGATATGGGCGAAGTCATTGACCGCAGCGCTAGCACGTGGGACCGCGGGCGGATCAGTGATAGGGTTTACAGAGAAGACATAGGCTATTTCGAGCGATGTAGCATCAGGCCAATGGACTAGCGCAGTGGCCGGGATTTCGTCGAGAGAATTGACCTCAGCCTCGCCCTCATAGATACCATCCCTGTCCGCTGTGTTTATTATCACACTAACCTTGATCATCGACCTTCTCCCGCTTGTCCCATTCCTTCCAGTTCTCGATCAGCCGCCTAGCAGCGTTATCAATGTCCTCCCTAGCGACATGGCTGAGCTTCAATCCCTGGCCCTTTATGGCCTCTTTGACCAAGGCCCTAGCCCGCGTTATTGTCATCTGCTTCACGTCACCATCTCCAAGGGTTATGATCATCGGCCATCTACCGGGTAAGCGCACTTCCAGGCTATTCGGTGGCCGCCAATTCTTGCGAATGCGGTCAGCTTTGGCCATGCATATGTCGCTGATCATGTCGAGCACTGCATCAAGCCCGAATTCATCAATCCAGGCTGCGAGGAGTTTCCTGTTCTGTTTCATGTGCTTGCATCCACCAACATGTCGATCAATAGATCGAGCCAATCATCGCCAATGTCATCTTGATCGATGCCCCGCTTGATAGCGTAGGCTGTGATTTCATCGCGGATAGCTTCGCGATCCATTTCGAAATACTTGGCATCATACTGGCCGACATGGTCTTTCAACATATCAGCCACTCGCCGCGCCACACTTTCGTGTGACGGGGCGATGATGATGAGGGTGATTGTGACCCGATACCGGCTCATGGCTTATTCGCCTCGCAGAGCGGAGCCCATACCCATGACTGGCCATCTTCAGAATCGCTGAAATGGGCCTCGCCATATTCATTGGCCTCATGAGCCCCTTTGAATGGGCCGACTGCGAAATCATTTCGGCCATTGCGGTCACTAACAACCACAACCGCATTGCCAATAACGGTCTCTGGCGTGGGCCAGCCATCGACTATATCCTTGGCCTCTTTCAGGCCAACATTACTGTCTATAAGAAACTGACTTTCGCGATAATACTTAATCGCCCTAATCCGCTCCCCATGCGCATGGTAGAACTTCGCAGCATCGTAGAGCAACCGCGAAGTCTGCTCATGATTAATCCCATCGGCCGCTTTCTCCAGTGCGCTAAGCCTTTCCATAGCGAACAAGATCACAAACCTTTCCGCGGCACTAAGCCTATCAGAAAGGTCTGTCCTATTCACCAGGCTCTGCATCGTGCTGAGAAGCGTGTAGCTATCCATCTTCTTTCTCCATGTTTCCCGCCCCGTCCTATAATATAGGACCTTTCGCCGGCTAACGGAAGCCCCCTGCGACCATTCGCCGCATGATTCTCTATCATGGCCTATTCTACCATAGGCAATCTGGCTTGTCAACAATAAAATTCGGCCAATTCCTCCGATATACCCTGACCAATCGTCCATTATCCTCCCTTTGTCCCTCGATCAGCCCCTGACCAACCCCTGAACAACCCCTGACCTACCCCCGATAGTCTAGCCTGGGCCGGTTACGCACTATACGCGGCCCCTATACCCCATGTATATATGTATATATATATATAAAAATAGGCCTTTGGGTAGTGGGGTGCCGTGACTAGTGGCGAGCTTACAATGCGTCCGAGGCTCAGGCTAGGCTATGCGAGGTTGATCATGGGTTGTTCAGGGTCTGATCAGGGTAGGTTCGAAGAATTGGGTCTGGCCAGCATGTGGAACTGCGCGCGGAGTCTGGGCCATACTTAAGAGCAAGACTGAGTGAGTCCAGACTACAGTCTTCGGCTTCGTTCGCCGGCTAATTTGGCGGCTAAATCTTTGCCGGCTAAACCGGCGAAAAGCGAATGAAATCAACGACTTGGCCATGCGACGAATTGTCGCACTTGAAACCCAAACGCCCCGTTCCCATATGTGAAGCGGGGCGGACACAACATGGAGCTTGAAAATGAGCGTTCTTCCAGACCTGCAAGCGCAGATTGACCAGCTCAAGAAAATCGTCGAGGCACAGAGCGCGGCGAATGCAGCACTCCAAGCGCAGCTTGCCAGCAAGGGCGGCTCCGGCGTCATCATGAAGGTGAACGATGGCGATGGCCAGAAAGGCGGGATATCCGTATTCGTCAACTCGCGCCATCCTATGACAGCCTATGCCAGCCAGTGGCTCATTTTCCTGGATCACGTCCAGGCTCCGGCCGACAGCCCGATGCGCCAGTTTATCGAGAAGCATCGCGCCAAGCTGGCCTGGAAAGCCTAGCCGGCTACTGACCAGCCTCCTCCCGGCCCCCGGCTCACCCCGGGGGCCAAAATTTTGTCCTGGCGCGCGGCCCCCACCCCCTCAGACAGAAAATTTGAAAATTGGCCGTTTTGGAATTGATGATCGCGATTGTTGTTTTTGTGCTATTGACTTTTATAAGGAATTGTGCTTAGCTGGCCGAAACGGCCAGAAAGTAGAGGGCGAGAGCCAGAGGAAGGCGAAGCCAATGGAACCGGCCGAAAGTTTGGTGGTTTGGTTGAATCGGCGGTTGGTGGACTCGACGGAGATGTTGGGGATGGGGGTGTATGTGTTGCTTCGGCGCGGTCGGCCGGTTTGTGTAGGGCGGGCGAAGAATGTGCTGGCGAGAGTGGCGAAGCATAGGGAGCTGGCAGGGAAGGAGGTGCCGGGATGGTTCCCGGTTCAGGGGGTGTATTTCGATCAGGTTCTCTGGGTGCCGAGTCACCCAGACCGGATTGAAGAGGATCTGGCGCGGATTCGCGCTGAGTATATGGAGAAGGGATATGAGAATCCAGCGTGATCATCGGAGCCCGCGGTTGCGCGGAGTCCGGCCGTTGGAACGGGCCGATCTCGCGAATCTGCAAGCGAAGTCGGCTACGCGGCGGATAACCAGGCTACGCGATTCACATCACATGATCGCTTATCTCATCGCCGGCGGCTATAACCTGCGACAGGTCGCCGAGATGGTGGGGTATTCGTATTCCCGGGTCGTTACCCTTTCGGTCGACCCGAGTCTAGTGGACTTGATCGCTGAAGAGAGGGAGAAACGCCATGCCCGGCTAGACCCGGAAGTAGATTTGAACTTCTTGACTTCTTCCCGAATCTATCGGAAGTCTCTACGCACGATCGAAGATCATTTCGATTCGGCGGACGAGGCCAATGAGCTAGTGCCGCTACCACGAGCACTAGCAGTGGCTAGTGACTTCGCCGACCGCATCGGGATTGCTAAGAAGTCCATTAACATGAACGTTAATGTTGATTTTGCGGCTAAACTCGAGGCTGCTCGCAGGCGCAGCCAAAGGGTTCTCGATGCGGGAGCTGGGGTAGAGGGTTAATGGAGTAGCCCTCTACCCCCTCCCGGGGGTATGATGGATGAAGCGCTACTCGACTGGTTAGCCAGCGTAGCCGATGACCCTGAGGCATTCACCATGGGAGCGTTTCCATGGGGAGAGCCTGGCACTGTTTTAGAGAACTTCTCCGGCCCGGATGAATGGTCCCGGGTCCTTATGCGGAAGATAAAGGCCAGACTCGTTAACATAAACGAGGCCATTCAGATCGCGACGGCCAGTGGCCACGGGATTGGGAAGTCCGCCACCGTCGCTTGGATCATTCTCTGGGCCTTTACTACCTTCCCCGACATGCGCGGGACTATTACCGCCAACACCGAATCACAGCTGAAGACCAAGACTTGGGCCGAGCTTGGGAAGTGGTTCAATCTCTGCTGGTTCTCCCGCGCGCATTTCACCCTCACCGCTACAGCGCTATTCGCCAAAGACCCCGACCGAGAGCGGACTTGGCGGATCGATGCTATCGCTTGGTCGGAGAAGAACCCAACCGCATTCGCCGGGTTACATAACCAAGGCAAGCGGATTCTTCTAATCTTCGACGAGGCGTCGGAAATCCACGATATCATCTGGGAAACGGCCGAAGGCGCGTTGACCGATTCTGACACCCAGATCATCTGGTTAGTATTCGGCAACCCGACCCGGAACCTCGGCCGATTCCGCGAATGCTTCCCCGGCGGAATCCACTCTGACTTCTGGGACTGCACCCAGATCGATTCCCGATCCGTTAAGATCACCAACAAATCCCGGTTTGAGAAGTGGATTCGCGCCTATGGCGAGGATTCCGACTTCGTCAGGATTCGTGTCCTCGGCCAATTCCCACGCCGCGGCGAGATGGAGTTCTTCGCGCTGGAAGACATCGAACTGGCCATGTCCCGCGACCTACCTTACACCGACCGATCCACCCCACTCGCTATTGGCGTTGACGTGGCTCGCTACGGCACCAACAGCTCAGTCATCTATCCTCGAAAGGGCCGCGATGCTAGAACTATCGAACGTAAGTCTTATTCCGGCGTGTCCACCTCTGAGCTTGCCAATCGTGTCTTCGAATCATGGCTGGCATGGAGGCCAGATGGAATCTTCATCGATGGCGGCGGAGTGGGCGGAGGTGTGGTCGATCAATGCCGGGAGAAGCGTCTCGTTGTCCATGAGGTTAACTTCTCTGGCAAGGATGATGTTACAGGAATCCTCTTCGACACAGTCGGCGAACAATACTACAACAAGCGCGCGGCGATGTATGGAGCGCTAAGGTCTTGGCTAAAAACCGGCGCCATTCCGGAAGACCCGGACCTTAAGAAGGCCATGCTGGCCGTTCGCTACACGCACCTAAAGGAGAAGATTCTCCTAACCCCGAAGGAGGATTTAATGGACGACAATCCCGGCCTGATCCTCGATGATCTCGATGCCCTGGCCTTGACCTTCGGCGGGCCACTCGCGGCCAACGCTTGGGCCGGTGGGGAATTCCCGCATAAGGACCCAGTCGAAACTGAATGGGAGCCATTCGAAAGGATAGCCATATGACCTCTCCCATATCCGGCCTATTCGCTTCATTCGGCGCTGGCACCCCGGCCCACCAACGAAGGGAAGAGATGATCGCAGCGCAGCAAGCGGCGGCTCAAGAGGCCCAGCTTGTGCAAGCGATTCCGCAAATGCTCCCGAAGCAACAGGAACCGGCCGCAGCGCCGGTGACACCGGCCGGACCAGCCCGGACCCCAACTGGCCCGAGTCAATCATTCCTTTCCGCCGCCGCCGCAGCTCCGCAGCAGCAGAACGTGGGCGCTAAGACCCTCTTAGGAGCGTAGCATGCAAGTCCCGGCTAGCGAAAGCGATAACGTTGTTCCGATGTTCGCTCGGCCGATGCCGCCGGATCATTTCCTGCTCATGGCCGCGAGCCTCATGCACGCACAGGGTCGGCTTTTCGCTCCAGGCTCTACCCTCGACCAAAATCTTCCGGATAATTCGCGGAAGGAACTGGCCGCGAATGTTCCAGAAGGCTGGTCGAAGAACATCGAAGATATACGCGATCCGGATAAAGGCTTCATGGGCAAGACGCCGGATGTCAGCAGCCATGGCGGTTCGGCCACTCCCGGCTCAGCGGTTAAGGGAGGGCTGTTCAGATATCGCCAGCGCGATGAAGGCATGACAGGGGATGCTCCTGAAACAGCCCTAACGCCCGATCCTCGTCCTCGCCGCCCGGGTGTGGAGCGCCTGAGGCCTATGAAGAAGATAGAACCCAAACAACGCCAAGAACCTACCGGAGTCTCATGACCACCGAGTCTGACCTACGCTATCGCCGCTATTGCGAAGGCCGATTGATCGGCGAGCGCGTGAATCGCTATTCTTGGTGGGTGCATTGGCGCGAACTGGCCGACTACTTTCTCCCCCGGAGGTATAAATGGATTATAACCCCAAATCAGTTGGCCCGTGGCTCGCCGATCAACCAGCACATACTCGACTCTACGGGTGTGATATGCGCCCGGAATTTGGGTTCAGGTCTGGTATCTGGCAAGTCCTCCCCAACGCAGCCATGGTTCCGACTGAGAATCGGCCGGCTAGACTCTACGGAGACAACTCCGGTCAGCCTGTGGTTAGCGGAAGTGGAACGGCTCTTGTATCTGATATTCAGCGAGAGTAATTTCTACAACTCCATCGCGGTGTTTTATTTCGACTTAGTTGTCTTTGGCACAGCTTCGATTTTGGTCTACGAAGACTTTGAGAATGTTATATACTGTATCAATCCCTGCCTCGGCGAATACTACGTCGACCTCGATGGGAAGTATCGGCCGAGGGTTTTCATGCGCGAATTCACCCTCACCGTCGATGCCTGCGTGGACCAGTTCGGTTTCGACAACGTCTCCGATCCGATCAAGCAACTCTACGAAGACCAAGCCGGCGCCAACCGAACCAGAGAACTGATCATCGCGCATATTATAGAGCCCAACGACGATGGCAAAGCCAGTGAATTCGGCTACTCCACTCGGTTCCCAGTCCGGGAAGCGTATTGGGAATGGGGCGGTTCGACGGGGCCGCAAGGCGGGGTTGCTGATCCGAAATCATTCCTCCGCAAGTCCGGCTTCTATGAGCCTCCTGCGATTACTGGCCGATGGGACGTGGTCTCCAATGATGCCTATGGCCGGTCCCCGGGAATGGATGCGTTACCTGATCAGAAGCAATTACAGCTTGAAACCCGCCGCAAACTTCAGGCCATTGACAAGATGGTCAATCCGCCCCTTGTGGCCGATGTTCAGCTCAAGAACCAACCGGCCAATCTCACTCCCGGCGGAATCACATACATCCAAGGCTTCCAAGCGGCCGGCAAGCCCGGCTTTGCCTCGGCTTATGAAACCAAATTCCCGGTTCAGGAAATCACCGCCGACTTGGAGATGGTCAAGCAACGCCTCTCCCAGACTTTCTTCAACGATGTACTTAGAGTGGCCTCGCAGTATGAAACCCGGTCGAATGTAACGGCCGTGGAATGGGACCTGAGGAAGTCAGAGTCTTTGGTCATGCTCGGCCCTGCGCTTGAGCGCATCGACAACGAAGTCCTGAAGCCGATCATCGAACGCGTGTTCGGGATCGCCAATCGGGCCGGGATTCTCCCACCCGCGCCAGCAGAGCTGCAAGGGAAGATGATGAACATCGAATTCGTCTCGATGCTCGCGCAGGCCCAGGCGGCGACGAAGGCGGCTTCGATCGAACGGGTCCTGTCGATGGCCGGCAACCTCGTTGGGGTGGTCCCGGAGATTATGGACAACATCGACACGGACTATTCCCTAGAGAAGATGTCCAGCCTGCTCAACAACGATCCAAAGATGATTAGGTCCAAAGATGCCCTCGCGCAAATCCGCCAACAGCGGCAGCAGCAGAACCAACAGGCGCAGCAAGCGGCTATTGCTCAACAGCTTTCTCAAGGCGCCAAGAACCTCTCGCAGGCGGATGTTGGCGGAGGCCAGAACGCGCTACAGGCGCTCATGGGTGGCCAGGGCGGCGGCGGACCTGGTGGCCCTGTCGGACCTGGTGGCCCAGGCGGAGGACCTGGCCAATGACCTACGACGCCTCAAATCGGAAAGACATTCGCCGCGCAGAAAAGCGCGCCCAACTCCTAGAGCGCGAGAGGATCGAGTTCCTCACCGTGGCGATGCGAACAATCCAAGGCCGGAGGTTCTTCTACAACATCCTCGAATTCTGCCACATATTCAACGACCCGTTCACCGGCAACGCCCTGCACGAGGCCTATGCCAAGGGCGAGCGGAATGTTGGTTTGAAACTATACTCTGATATAGTGAATTTCTGTCCCGATGAATTCGTCGCCATGATGCGCGAAGCACAAGTCCAGGAGATACCCGATGAGCGGAGCCCCAGAGAACCTGACGACACCGACGCCGACACCGCCCTTGGCCAATTCGCCTGAGGCTCGGACCCCGACCGGAGAGATCAAAGATGCCAACACGCCTCCAACGCCTACCCCGGAAGCCCCGA